CAACGTCCCAACAAAACCCCCCTTATTTTCTCATTTTGCTTTTCTCCGTCTTGTTTCACTTGGTTGAGAAAGTATTTAGCAGTCAATTTGTTTCGCACTTGCTTAACCAGTTGATTACTTATTTGAGGAAAAATAAATCTCCAGATTCCAACATTGAGAAAGCCTATCGTGCTGCTCAAATGTTTGTTCCTATGCAACCTGAATCTAAGCCCGTTGCATATAGAAGGAAAAGATTCGCGAAAGATGGGAGAACTCCAACGTCTAGAAACGTTGGAGATAATTCCTCCCCCCCCATATCGCAAGTCTTACCTCCTATCGAAGGGTCAATGCCTAAACCGCTAGATTTTTTTTTAGATGGTCCGAAGCGTGACCCTAAGTTAGACACCAATGCTGAGTTTCCTCACGAGCTTGGTGAAGCTTTGGGAACTTCTCTCATAGAGCAGCAAGCGCATGAGGCAGATTGCGATTCTCATTGCTCTTCCCTTTCTCCTCAGTTGGATGAGCTAGAAGATATATCAGTTTTTCTTCCAGCCAATGCCATGACAGGCTATCCAGGGCCAAAGGAGGAGCTTCGCGAAGAAGCGTCTAGGTCAAAGTTTTTCTTCAATGCCACTATTGTTTTCTTCTTGCTCTACTACTCCTTACGTGATTTTGCAGTTTCCACATTTTGCTCTGCTTATGTTAGATCTCTTCCGCGTAGAGTTGTCCTTGTGATCGTGCTGCCTTATCTCTTCATTCCTTTTTCGCCTCCCTCGTTTGTGTGGGCCGTACCTTACATTCAAGTTGCAATCCTTCTTCATTTCAAGCTTCGGAAAGACGTTTATTTTGAAGCGAAGATAGCCGCTTGTGGAAAAGTACCTGCTAATCACATTGATGATTTGTCCTTGGCCGGCACTTTAGCAACTTCCAGTTCTTCCATCGAAAGTGATCCCTTTCTCGAGATGGTTCTTGACACATCGTCCGCCCCGACAAAACGAGTGGGGGCTCTTGCTACTTTTTATGAGGTGCTTGGGGAGCATTCGTCAGCAAAGACTTTGGCCTATTTTCTCTCTGGCCTTTTTACTGCCCCTTCTTATAAAACCGACCCTGTTAAATGCGTCATTTTCCATACGCGCAATTTCTCTAGTCTTTTTACAGATCTTAAGACAAACTATGGCAGTCGCATTTCTCAATTGCTTGACATAATAGAGAACGAGTTCCAGAACATGTTTCAGATGTGTTTTTGGGGAGAGTCGAGTTCCGACGAGGCTCAGCCCCATGAGACTTGGATGTCTCTTTTTGCAGAAGGTTTTGAGAAGCTAGAGAGGTTTCAGGAAACGCCAATGGGCGCCGTCTTGAGCGCTGGAGTATCCTTGATTTCCTCACTACCCATCATGATTTCGAAATGTTACACTGCGGAGAACTGGGTAAAGCAATGGAAAATACTTTGCGCCGCGTTCAAAACGACGGGCGGGTCTCTCTCTACCATCCTAAAGTCATTCCTTGCTGTACACCATTCTGTGGTGCAAACAGATTCTTGCTGGGGCTCGTCATCCATTTTAGGCAGAATATTGGATTGTACACCTTTTTATAAGGAGTACGCTCTTTGTAGAGAGAGATTTAGGAAAGCTTCTCTCGGTGTCATATCTCTTGACTCAGTAACCGCTGAGTCTTTTCTACACAGACTGGCTAGACTTGAGAAGATGGCTACAAACAGACTCACTAGTAATTCTTCAGCATACGATATCTCTATTGCTAAGGATTGCACGGAGTTATATTCTTCCATGGTCACATGGGTCATGAGAAACACCTCTCGGACTGTACCCTTCACTATTTTTTATGATGGTGTTCCTGGCACGGGAAAGAGTACGCTTGTTGAGACAATAGACAAGTCTCTTCATGCTTGGAGAGGCATTTCTGATATTCGTGACACCGCCGTCATATCGCTTGATGGTAAGACCGATGAAATCACCACTAACAGAACTACCAGTATCATTATCGACGATTATGGGAACAAGAAAGGTCCTGCTCGACAGAGTGGAACATCTCTCACAAATTTTTGTATCGGTAATATGAATTCTACGTACATGAGCGTACTAAAAGCGGACTTGCCGGACAAGGGCAAACACGTTTATAGAAACACTTTTCTTCATGTAATAGATAATGATGCCCACCGAGGCGTTTCCGAAGACTTGAGGTGTGAATTTGCTTTCAAGCGCAGAGCCGAAAACTCCGTTGAAATAAAGTGTAGACCGGAGTTTTCCAACCCTAGTGGAGGGTTAGATCTTGCCGCAGCAAGAAACACTACTGGCTATGGTGAGCATTTGCTCTTCAGGCCTTACTCTTGGGAAAAGATCGGCAATGAGACTCCCAATATGAAAAACGTCTTCAACGGTGATGGGTTCGTAGGACATGCCGCTTTTTATGAGTGGTTGAAATCCACAATGGTTCGTCACTTTGAGTTGCAGGAAAGCATGCTCAAAAGAAAGGCGGATTCCGCCAAGCTTCCCTTGTGCAATGTATGCGGCATTTTGCCGCACATGTATTGTGCTTGCGGGGCTGAGGACCACTGCTTTTTGGATGCTCATTGCGAAAGCGTCTTTGAAGCGCTGACGTTTTCTCCATCCGTGCAGGGGTATCTTGATATGATCACTGTACGAATTAGGCTCTATTCAGCCTCAACGAATTCCTTTTTCGTCAGAAGCTATGCTTGGATCATGGAAGCTCCAGTGGTTCACGTTGCATTTTCCTTTTCTGCAGTTCTTGTTTGGTATTTGCTTCAACAAGGCTACAGAGAAGCAAGTTTTGTAGTGCTAGTTCTCTTTTCCTGGCTTGTTTATGTCGTGTCCAAGCTCAAGCGTGCTTGGGCGCGTTACAGAATGTTAGCTTTGGATGAGCTTTTAGAAAGTCACACGGCGTTTCTCAGACGCCATAGCACGCGTTTTGGCATGCTCATGGCTGCTCTGTCCGTTTTGATTGCTGCTCCACGAGTTTTGAACGCTATAATCTCAATTTTGCCTGATAAGGGCGTTCACCCTCAAACAGCGATGCTAAGTAAACCTCGTCATGACGGAGATTCCGTGTTAACGGAACAGCAAGATGTGAAGCCAGAGCCTATTTGGCGAAAGGTTGTGAGAGTCCCTGTTATCTCCGACCCCAAAGCGCGAACGATTACCGAGAGTGATCTTATGCGTTTGTGTCAATTGAACACTCTAAAAGTCAGAGTGCGTCAACCCAGCACGGGAGAGACAATGCCCGTGTACCTCTTTTTTATCTCTAGCGAGATCGCAGTCACGGTTGCTCACGCTTTCGTTTTCGACTCGAAGGTTGGGCCGGTGGACATCCTGGTGGACGGAAGGAAGCCTCTTCCCGTTCAAACCCACAGGATGTACATTAGTAGTGGTAAAGATTTGATGTTTCTCTATTTAGGTGATTTTTTCTCCCAAAAAAGAAATCTTTCTTCCTATCTAGCCATGAATGCGCCTCCTAAGCAGGTGTTGCTTAAGATGGTTCCGAATTCAGGAGGTTGGGAAACGGAAAGAATAGAGAGTGTGTTCATTGACACAGATTACAATCTTTCATCCGTACAAGGAGTGGTGTTTCAGAAACAAGGCGTTTACCGAAGTATTGGTCACAGCCTTGAGACGGGCGTCGGCCAGTGCGGGCTCCCTTATGTTGGGGGTTCCACTAGTAGAACGATTGCTTCCATACACGTGGCTGGCAATAAACACACCACTAGCTATTCCTTGCCCATACTTAAATGCGATTACGATCTCGCAGTTCAGCAGCTAACCGCCACCGGGTTTAAGTATCCTTTGCACGTCAATCCTTATGCCATGCAGTCTGGGAAGGCTTCTCCCGAGAGCGAGCCCGACCCTAAACATCCAGTACATTTCTTGCAGGGTGAAGGAGAAGAGATAAGGGTGGAAAAGTGGGTGTTGAAGAACTTCACTCCTATCTCCTCTATCCGACTCAATCCCTACTTGTCTAGCGCGATTAAACATCTTGGCTTGCGTCTCCACAAGGATAAGCCAGTTATGAAGATAAGACAATCAGCTCACAAGGTTCTTACCAGCCTTACTGAAGACAAACAATTTGGTAATGTCGACCTCATGGTCGCCGCCTCCAGGCTGTTTATAGAACAGTATGTTGTTCCTGTACTAGCAGATGTCAGCGTTGAAGAACACATGAGATCTCCCTTGTCTATGTCACAAGTTTTGAATGGGATACCAGGGTTTGTTCCTTCCGTTTGTCTCTCTACTTCCTCAGGAATTGGGGGTGACAAGTCCTTATACGTTGAAGGAGAAGTGGGGGCCAGAAAGCTTGTTCCTTCTATGGAGCAAGATGTTGAAAATATAATGCAAATTCTCAAAGACGGTGGAAATCCTTGGATTCCTGCCGTAGCCTGCCTTAAAGACGAGGCGAGGCCTCCTGGCAAATTGCAGAGACTTTTCTATAATCCTGTGATGCCCCAGTTCCTAATTCTCTCTCAATATCTGAGAGTGCCTTTGGATGTGATAACCTCTAACCCACAGGTATTTTCCACGGCCATAGGCTTAGATCCCGTGGGAGAGGAATGGGAGAAAGTGGTGGAGAAGTTCTCTTCTCCCGAGTTCAGAGAGAATTGCTTCGACTTGGATTACGAAGCTTTTGACACCAATCAGTCAGAGTTTATGAGAAATCTGGTTGACAATGTTTTCTTGGAGATAGCGTCCTCCCTTTGGAGTGATAAGGAGCATCTATTCATGCTCAAGAAAATTCTCTCATGGGCCAATGACACGCCTGTTGATATGATTGGCGCCGTTATGAGTCTCAAGTGGCTTATGTTATCTGGGCTGCTTTTCACGGCCCACAAAAACGGCCTCGTCACGCTCCACGTGGTCGCCGCTGACTTCATTCGGTTTTGGAAGAGTAAGGGTAAAGATCCCTTCTCCATGAGCATGAATGATTATGTTCGAGTTGTTACACTTGGCGACGACACTGTCGCAAGTGTCAGCGATGTCATGAGAGACTGCGGTTGGACCCAGGAGCATCTTGTTGCAACAGCTAGTGGCTATGGACTTAAGCTGACTACTGCCGCCAAAGACCACGATTTCAAGTTTAAGAGCTACACTCAGTGTGAGTTCTTGAAAAGGTACTATTCTTATAATAGCGACCTTCAGAGAAACGTGGGTGTTCTCTCACCTAAATCGTATTTGCAGCCATTTCATACGTATACCCCCAGTAAGGAAATGACTCTTGAGGAATATCAGTTTCAACAAGCTGAGACTGTTTTGCTCGAGGCGATGTATGATGGCAGGCTTCTTTTCGAGGAGTGGAAGACAAGACTGAGAAATTATTTTCAAGAAACTCCTTTTGCCATTCCCCACTGTGTGGAGTGGAGCTACGATGCGTTAATCGAGTCCAGGTCAAGTTCTCAGCGTCAAAAACAGCTCTTCCCCATTGAAAACAAGGGATTGGCCCTATTGCGCGAGTATACCTTAGAAGGGCCAACTGTAGTAGAAAAACGGCACATTTTTCGTGCCGAATCAGAACCGACCGAACGAGTGGGGATACACACACTCGAAGGGGAGGTGCAAGACGACGCTGGTTATACCAACGTAAATGCAGTTGCCTCTCGACTGCCCTTGGACACGATTACCCAGCCGGAAAGCATTCTTCACAGAAGACAAATATTGCGAGTGGTCCAGCTTCCACTCGCCAATGTCGAATCGTTTTGCCCGATGTTGGAGATGGCTTCCCAGACTATATTCCGGACTAGGGCCAATCACACAGCTTTTAGAGCCACTGGGATAAAGTTGACATTCGTCACTTCCTGTCCCTCAACGGTTTCAGGGTGTCTGATAGCTGCAGTGGTTTTGCCTATGTATGATGACCTTTCTACGGCGGCAGCCATTTCCACCAAATCTATGAATGGAATGAGTTTATTGTCCCAATTACAGCACGTGATCATACGGCTCGGGGAGACTTCTAATGTTTGGCATTTGACAGTACCTTTCATCTCTCCAAACCATGCAGAGACAACTTATGATGACGTACCCTCGGACAAGCCCATGCTGTACATGGTTCCCATAGTTCCCGTAACTACCAGTGCCGCTGATGGACCCACTATCACCATTAGAATCTATGGAGAATTTGAAGGTCTTAAGTTGTTTGGAGCCACGGCTGCTGTCAATCCTAGCAGAGCTTTTGGTCAAAGTCAACCAGAAAGCCAAGTGAAACATACTTGGAGTCTCACTGAAGATCATGTCGACTCCGAGAATATTGACTCGTGTTTAGAGAGCTGTCGCATAGAGTGGTCCACGTTTGAGGCTAATAATCCGTGGACTGCTTCTGATCCTGTGATACCCCCATTGCCTCATGTAACACCTGAGGAGCCGGGCTATTGTTATTTGCACGGATTCCCTCCCCATCTTCGGGATTTAGCCTCAGCTTATTTGGGCGCTTTTCCCCTCGGATGCCAGATTCTTACATGCCCAGTCACAGAGCCACTGCTCTTGTGCTTTGCGTTTTCCGTTTCAGGTTGGCCTACGTTGAAGTGCAGGCAATTCTCCCGTAACGTGTTTCATGTCTACCCGTCAAGTTCTTCATCATTAACTCTTGTTGATATTTGTTGGCTTCATTTCAATAGGAAGTTAGGTATGGACGGCGCGATTGGGGCGCAGGAAAAGCTATCCACGAGAGTGCTGAAAGTCTCAAATTTGGTGAGACAAATAGGTGAGGAAATGCCTCTCTTGAATTTGAACAGACCTAGTGAGGTAGTTAGGATGGTCGGAAACGCGTTAGAAAGATTTGGCTTCTCCAAGCCCATCACTGCTTCCGCTACAAGGCCGTCCCTTTTCTTTCCAAATGCGGCTGGGGAGGACAGTGCTGATGTTTTAGCAGTTGATCCCAACTGCGAGGTGGCTCCTGGCCTACCCACATCAATAGAGGACGAGATGACTTTCGCGGCTGTGTCCAGAAAGTGGACCTTTGTTTCGCTCCTTGCCATCCCTCCCTCGGCTCCCAAAGGTACAGAGATATATCACATCAATGTTACTCCCCATATTTTGGTAGAAGGGAGGCCAGCATGCTGTGCAGCACCAGGCCTCTTCCATGAATTGTGGAGAGGGAGTATGGAGTACAAATTAGAGATTTACGCTCCCATGTTGATCTCTGTGAGGCTTGGCGTTTTCTTTGACCCTCTTGGTCCAAACACTCCTGAGTTACTCGGTGGCATTAGGGAGGAAGTCGAAGACTTCCAAGAAAATGTCATACTAGATTCATCAGCCATGCAGGTGTGTGAGTTTTGCGTAGGTTATTCATCCTGTATACCCTCTTTGAAAGTTGCTCCCGCACAAGAATTGCAAACCATCGCGCAACACAATGCTTGGTTTTCTTCAGCTTCATCGTACTCCATGACGGGGCACAACGGCCACTTGAAAATCAGAGTCATTGATTATGTTAATGGAGGAGCCGCTGCCTCTATGCCCATATATGCCATGTTGTGGGCTAGAGCGGGTTCAGACATGCAATGGGGTTGTTACACAGGAACCCTTCCTATGGGATTGAAGATATCACCACCTTTCATTGGGGATTTGATAACAGTCTTGGACGATCCCTGCACACAAGTACCATTAACTTTAGTTCCACCTTGTGGGGAATCGCAACCTCCCATTTCTGTGCCTGCTCCAAGCAGCCAGACGCCCGTCCCCGCGCCTGTAGTTGCACAAACGCAGGCACCCACGAAAAGTTCGTTTTTCCCGACTCTTTTTGGAGGAGCTCCTTCCGCCGCCCCTGCCGCTTCTACGCCAGCACCCACGCAGAAAGCGCCTACGGGCGTGCCAACTAAGGCTACTAGTGCTCCTTCCGCTAGGCCTTCCTCTGCGAAGCCGTCTACTTCTCCTTCTTTTAGGCCTAGCACCTCTGTGCCAACAACTATGAAGCCGTCCACCGGCATGCCGACCAGCGGGAAGCCAACCCCCATCATCTGTCCTACTGGTTACACGCTTGAAAGCGTGTACGGTAGAGGATTTTGGATTTCTCCTCAGTCGTGGAGTAAAGCTGATGGGACTCTTTCGGCGCATTCAATCGAATATATCGGTTTGGGAGATGACACTCCACAGATACTGCGTATAGGTTCCTATTGTGCCGAGAGTGGATTCTACTTTCGAGTTCCCATTTCAGCCATCGCCGAAGAGGCATGGACTTTGATTGACGGAAATGATACAGTAAATTTGGATTCCTTAGCATCTGTGCAATCTTTGCCATCGCCTGACCCGCTATATCGCGGAGGGTATTACGCGGTGAACAAGGTGCCAATTGGACCTGTGCCTGAAATTCAACAGTTTGGTTTAAAAAACAACGTTGCAGGTTCCAAACTGTACATTGAAAGAACACGCATGGGCGGCGTTCCGGCTGGATATGCCTGGAGCCACTGGACTATTGATGATCCTTACCCAGAGGTTCCTCATTGTTGGGTTTATTCCTCTCTTCACCCGGAAGCCAATGGTGGAAAAACTCCGGCCACAATCGTTACCATCAATGGAATGAGAGCCTCAGGGCCCACCACTCCTACGAAAATCACGATACGCCTCAGAGACTGGTTTGGCTGGCTAAGCGTTCCGTTTGGACTTGATGATAAATATTTGATCCAGATCATGTTCAAAGGAACTATCTCTATACCTGAAGCAAATAATTGGTCTCAGTCCAAACCCACCATACAAGAAGCATTGTTGGTGGTGCCTTTAAAGTTCGGAATTGTTTGTAGCGCGGAAAACCCTATTTTCAGAATTTCTGTTCTTTCGCCTTGGGATCCTAGCTCCGGTAATCCCCGGTTGGGTGACTGGGTGGATCAAAACGCCTTCCCTAAAGCTGGGCGTCGGTTGAAGGAGGATGCCTTTTTCGCGGAGACAGGCGAAATTTCACCATCCGAGAATGTGTCCACCGTTAAAACACACCACTTTGGAGCAGGTCTTGACAATTCGGAATTTTTTGTCAGGATGTTGGTAGGTGAACAAAGTCTTAGCTTTAGGCCACTTCTGAAAATTCCAAATCTTGTTGCCACCATAGAGCCCCCTTCCCAAGGAGCTTTTTGGGTGGCGAGTGAAGTCCCACAATCATCAATAGAAGGGAACGTCACTAGAAGCCTTTTTGGCTTCCTAAGTGGCATGTTTCTTGCTTGGAGAGGGGGCTTCATCTACCATTACGTGGTCTACGGAAACGGAGCGGTAGAGATTAGTCGCGTGACACGCGACCAAACCGGGTTAGACTATAAAGTCTCGTCCACAGCGCGAGGGATTGCATTTGCCGACTCTCGCGTTTGCCCTAGGGTTTCAGTTAAGATACCCTGGCAGGAGTCAACGATGTTCGCTTATAGCGGATTTGATTCGTTTACTCCGATCAATATGTTGAAAGTTGTTAAAATTGACCAAGGTTTTTGCCAAGTCAAGGAGTTTCGTTCGACAGCAGAAGATTTTTCATTCCATTACTTTAGAGGAATGCCGTCTTTTGTGCCTTAATACTTACCTGTGCAGAAGGTTAGTGCCCATTTGTTTAAATCAAAAGATTTTCATCTAATTGGGTGGACTTCTTTGCAAGATTTAGAGGGCAGTTTGTAATAAACAACTGCAACTCCC